CTCACTCTGGACTTTGTCACTTAAGTACCATTCGGTTTGGTCATCTTAGATGTTCCCAAACCAGTCGGTTCGGGGATGACTCTTTTCGGGAACTTCTCATAGCCAGAACGCTTATTAGCTTTCTGCCGCTGTTCTTCCACTCCCTGCCGATAATTGTCGAATAGATCTGCATGCCGCAACACGTCCTGATGGAATTTCTTAATTCGATCAGTGTAACCAGGTGTAGCCTTATTCTTCGCTTCCAACTCGGTGATGACTGTCTCTACAGTAGCCGTCTTAACCACCTCCTCTGGCAAAGTAAAAGCTGGGTCATCAACTATGAATCCAGGTTTATGTTCCATAACACGATAAACCAATGGTTGTAAGCATCCCAAGCCCTCTGGACCAACGACTTTATCCAACGTATGTATATACGTGGTAATCTCCATTGGTGTTATGTCCAGCACTCGCGCATAATACTCAATCCATTGCTGATAATCCAATTGGGGCCAGCCAGCCCAACCCTCCTCATTACACACCTTAAACCAATAAGGCAAATCTACCCAATCAACCTCAGTCTTCCTCAATTTTCCCCACTCGATATGTTCATCATAATGAACATAACCGACACGAATAAACGCCCGACCCAACGCACACAACAACTCATTAGCGGGGTCTAATTGCATAAATCCGTGGCCCTTATTAACAAGGGCCCGACCAATAGGAATGTTCCTTGGTGACACCGTCAAATGCGCTTTAGAAATCATCCTGTACGGAGATTGCACACTACCGGGATTACCCCACCATAAATTTGGAAAATCCCGTGACAAAAATGACACGGGATCACCAAACTTACGGATGGCATACTCATACGATACACCCATCTGGCGTTCGACCCATTTGAACGCCTCCAACGCTTCATCTATCTTCGATTCCGGAGTACGGCCATTCAAATCGTCGCCAGCAGCTGCCAGCAACATCGCCCAAGCCTCCTCCTTACTAAAGCCCTGCTTACGCAAACGGCAATAATCAAATAGCGCTGAATCTGGTGTATTACCATCAGTTGTATCTTCATTACCAGAGTGTGTTGTTGTTCCGACCTCATACTTCTCCCCAGTAGAGGTCACTCCCACAGAATAAACTTCTTTCTTCCTTAATTCTAGATACTCTGCAACATAATCTGTGTCGAAAGCTGTGCTTTTACACATGGTCTTAAATTCATCCGAAAAACGATTTCTTGTACCATCAAATCTTATACCATCCGACTCTATGATGGCGACCTTACGATCACCAACACAATTGACTTCAGCGGGGATACCATTAGCCGCCGCCACATGGACTGCCGCTATCTCGGCAGGAGGTCTTCCAGGCATATACCACGGTTGCTTCTTAAGGACATTCTCTTTAAAAGCTAATGTAAACCTAGCAAGCCGCAAACCATGGTCAGTCGGATTGGTGGATATATTACGCGGATCATTAATCTTCGCATAACATTCCTTCTTAACAAACGATTTGACTATAAACAATTCACTAGCCCAAACACCCATCGAGTATAAAGCTCGACGAATCCTACCTCGTTTTACCGGATCAACATTTTTACGTTGTATGACGTAATCTAGATCATAAGGTACCAACGAATGCTTCTCCACCCCAGCCGTTAAAAACATCATATCTATAAACTCTTGCCTCCAAGCATACATCTTATTAGATGTCGGTTCTTTAATATTACGACATTTCTCAACACGGCCGGCGATGGCTGCTGAATCATTGGTCTTGCACTTCCCCGGGACAACAGATGGGTCAGATACCAAAGGTGCACACAAATAACGCCCCGTATCTATCACATCCTGACCAAAAGGTATCAACGCATTAATACCTTTAAAGTCACTGACGTAACTCGGGACGGGAGCCCCACACACCACACGCACCTCTTTTGGCATTCCTGATTCCATTAAATAATCCTGCATTATCCTGGCCATCCAATTAATCTCATCATTACTAAGTTGTTTACATAACTTGGCCATTAAATCACATATTGATGGTGCACTTACATTCGTAGCGTCAGCATAACTACTCCGGATAGCATAAAATGCCTCCTCAGGAATATATGCACTGACGGCCTGGTTCAACGGGGCTATCGAGACATAACGTTTCAATGCTCCGTCAACCCGCTGTGTCGCGTACTGCATGGCAAATGATGACTTCATCCAAGCTGGTACCCCTAATCTCCATAAAGATATTAAGGGTTTCCAAACCTTAGGTATGAAATCACGACGTCGTAGCCTCACCCCATCAATGAGCCAACCCAACGGCGTATAAATTGTGGACATCGGGCTGAAGAATATGATCTTACGATCCTCCTCAACTTCTAACATATCCACATAATACACCCTGGAACCCCACCAATAGTCAAAGACCACAACGTCGCTCTCATAAGCCCATAAATGATGCCGATAGACTGCTCCACCAGACATCTCAGTCACCAATTCTCCCTCCATGTTTATAAAATAGACGCCATCCTTGGTTTTACCAGCTAACCTTCTCGGTACGTGAGTATAGATTGCTATTGGCAATCCATACTCAGCCCACCGACGTGCTCCATCACCATAATAATCCGCGTCCACCATAATAATACCATGATGAGATTTAACAGCATCATGCTTTTGAATCACCGCAGTGTCCTTAGCCCAATGCCATACATGATAACCTTCACCCTGCTCGCGATCACCCATAGTCACATGATAAACAGTTTTACCCATGGACTCCATATGGTTCTCCAAATTTCGAGTCGCCTCGTTACGATTCTTCGCCGCATCTGGATGTGAATGGGGTTTTGAATAATCCCAATGATGATCTCTTTTCACAAACCCCAATGCAGCAGTACGATAACGTTTTGGCTCGCTCTTGGCGAACAATTGCAACCACCAACCCATCTTCTCAGGATCCTGTCCCTGCCTTCTCACCCACCACCGAACTACACGATAAACACCATATAATCCAGCGCAGGTCACCGCAATTCTCCTCAAATCTCCTACTCCCAATCCTTCTTCTACACTTTCCGGCACAACTGCTAACGCAGTTGGCACCAACACATTATCCAATGCATCCTTCCCAAGCGTACAATAAGTCAAGTGAGCCATTATATCACAAACGCAATATAAAGACTGAGAACTGGAGGCGATTAAACTCCAG